GTGACAGAACAGGTCACCTTCACCTGGGACGGAACCACCCTCTGCGAACAGACCACATCGGCGCCGGACCTTCCGGACCCGGTCACCCTCACCTGGGACCACCGCGGCCTGCACCCCATCACCCAGACCGAACGCATCACCGCAGCCGACGCCCCACAGCACGAGATCGACTCCCGCTTCTTCGCCATCGTCACCGACCTCATCGGCACCCCACGCGAACTCGTGGCAGAAGACGGCGAGATCGCCTGGCACACCCGCACCACCCTCTGGGGCACCACCACCTGGAACACCAACGCCACCACCTACACCCCCCTCCGCTTCCCCGGCCAGTACTACGACCCCGAAACCGGGCTCCACTACAACTACTTCCGCCACTACGACCCGGAGACGGCCCGCTATCTCAGCACGGACCCGCTCGGCCTTGCTCCCGCGCCCAACGCCGCGACGTATGTCGCCACCCCGAGCACCTCGTGCGACCCGCTGGGTCTGGCCCCGGACGACTACCTTCGGAACAAACCGGTCGGCCGAGATCTGGAGGGCGCGAAAAGGGATGCACTTCGAGACGCCGGAATTCCAGAGGGAACTCCCCCTCTCGAAGTCAGAACGCATGTCCCCGCCACCACTCCGGAATGGCAGGGCGGCAAGCAGCTGATGGGCGAGGACCACCAGCCGATCTACTACCGCGAGGAGGTGTACGAACACCCCAATGGGAATGACCTGATCGTTTACCAGGACCACTGGTTCGGCCACCAGAAGCCGGGAGAGCCCGGATATCAGCCCGCGCATGTTCACGTGCGCCCGTTCGAAAACACCCGCAACGGCCAGGTCCCCGGGTGTGAGGAACACTATTACTATGACCGCTAGGCTCTCCCCCCGGAACAGCGAGGTTCTTGCCCCGCTCTACGGCTCCGCCCCGCTGGACCTGAGCTCCATCAGACTCCGATCCGTCCACCTCGACTGGCACGGCCCCACCGTGACTCTGCGACTGGATCTGCCCGCTCCGCCCTTGCCGCTGCCGGAGGACTGGGCAGCCGAGGGCGTTGACACGGTGCAGGGGCAGCTCCAGTTCCTCGCTGTGGAAGACCTGGAACTGGACGCCTGGGAACCCGGACTGCTCGTGTCTTTCGAACTGGAAGCACTCAGCGAGAGCCGGCACAGGATCCGCGTCGCGGTGTCCCAGGGCGAGAAGTCCGACTTCCTCAGCTTTGGGGCAAGTGCCGATGTGCTCGTCGGCCACGTCAGCGGATTCCAGGCCGGCCCGGAAGGCTCGGACAGCGGGCCTCACCGCTTCCGCAGCAGACTCGATGCCAGGCTCCACACCACTGTTCCCGACCCGAGCGAGAAGACCTTCTATGAAAACCTCTGAGGGTGCCACCGAGAGTAATCCGGAGATCCCAGCACTGTGCGCGCACGACGTCCTGAGTCAGAGCGATCTCTTCTACGTTCACTTCGACGAACGAGGCTGCTCCGCCACCCTCGGATTCTCCCGTGTGCACGGCACCGAAGGCGTCGAGTTCTTTCTGCGCTTCCATGATGTACGGGATGTGCATGTGCGGGGCTGGGGCGCCCCGGGACAGAAGGATGTCCACGTCGAAAGAGCAACTGACGGCGCAGTCCAGGTGTCCGTTTCCTCCGACGGATCGTCGATGCGGTTCCGCGCCGCCGGGGTCGCCCTGTCACGTGAACGTAACTTCCTTGCAGCGGGGGGCAGTTGAGCGGCATTCCCGCGACACGGCGAGTCCTGCGAGCGACCAGTCACGTGCTGCCCACCTGGCTCCGTCCACGAACAGCGAGCGACGAACGCCGCCCCTCCCCCTGCCCGTCCGCGAGTTCATCGAGACTGTGACGTTCGCCCCCGCGGAGGGCATCCGCTCGGCACTGCCGGGCGCTCTCGCGGAGGACTGGATGGCGATGCCGGTCTGGGCTCGGAACTCGCCTTCCGATGGGCATGTCTGCAACGCCCCGACGACGCGGCCCTCCTGCGTGAGGCAGCCACCGCCGGGGCCCGCTGGACGGACGGAGTCTGCCCATGCTCGTGACCGCCACCGGTAACCCGCCCCGGGTCTATCAGGCGTCGGCCCCGTGCACGATCCGCGCGACCCGTTTCCTGTTCACCGTGACACCTCTGCGGTGCAGCGCCCTGGTGACGCGCAGGACGCCGTAGGAGCTGGATCTCAGGACAGGCCCGCTCCAGCGAGGTTCTTCCAGATCGGGACGGTAGCCTTCACGGCCCACACGGTCACGACGGTTGGTGGGGACGCCCTTGATCAGATTCGGCACCACCCAAGGACGGGCTTCGACTCTGGTGTCTATCGAGGAATCGGACACCACTCCGCAGGGCGTCAACCCAGGCACCCCGGGCGACGTGAGCACCGGCCGCCGAGGCCGCAGCACGGTCCGCGTCCGAACCACCACTCACGTCCTGCCCATCAGGCGGCAACGGCCTTCTTCTTGGCGCCCTTGTTCGACGCTTTGGGCGCGAGCTGTGCGATCCGCTGGTGCGTGACGCCGAGCATGCGACCGGCCTCGGCCTGTGCCAGCCCGAGGCCGACGAGTGTCTTCGCTGCTCGCGTCATCGCGGCGCGGCGGGTCTCCATCTCCTGCACGGCAGCGTCGGCTTCTTCAGCTTCCCGTACGACCTCGAACATCGCAGGGTCGGCCGGGATCAGGTCGACGGTGCAGGCGGCCGGATCGTCCTCGATATCCAGAACGAGGCTGGCCAGATCTCGTGCGTTCTCGTGCGCCTCGGTCCAGGTCAGCCCCTGCGTGACGCTCTGCTGTTGCCTTGCACGTGGTCATTCAGTGCGCCCCTTATTCCGCTGAGCTCGATGATGTGAAGACGGTTGGCCCGGAGTGCCGAGGGACATGGACTTTGACCGCACCGATCTTGTACATCTCGCGCCGACTGCGTCCGCTGCCTCCCTCGGAAGACTCCGAACTGCAGCGATGCGTCCCAGCTCCCCTCGCAGCACGACATGGGGTTCGAGAACCCAGCAAAACCCCCTGCGCCATCGAGGGATGCCACCGGAGGCAAGCTGTCCGGCCTGTCCGCCACCACCCGCGACCGAACGTGGACCTTCGTCGGCCACACCAGGATCTCCTTCGAGAAGACCCACATGATCACCAGTGACACCTGGACCGACCACGACACCTTCGAGGGCACGGGTTCCGTGGACACGATCTGCTCGCCGGCCTCGACACAGAACAGCGAGCAGTCCGGGACCCTTGCCGACAGAACCCAGCCCACGGGGCCGACGGAAGCCTGCAGAGAGCGGATATTCGACCCGGTGTGCGGCGCGTCACACAACGGCCGCGGGATCGCCGCAGGCCCAGCAAGACAGACCAGGGGCGCCGTTTCGCCGCACCGATGCGAGGCGATCGCCACACGCCGAACCGCCCCTCCAGAGGCGTTTCCGCAGGTCAGATCGTTTTTCTTGGTGGGGCGGGTGGGACTCGAACCCACGGCCGACGGATTATGAGTCGCCAGGTTGAAGACTGGCCCACTCCGGCTGACTCCGAATGCCCTGGTTATCAGGGGTGTAGCCGCTCCCCCGCACCGGCAGACTCCGGTAACTCTGGGAGCCTGCGGGACCTCCGCTCACGCACCGCTCACGCAACCCCTATGGGCTACGTGCGGGCTGACCTGCGCAGATCCCATTGTCCCGCACCCCGCCGTGCACGGCAATGGTGAACACGAAGCAGCCCCCGCCTCGGGTGAGACGGGGGCTGCGGCCGTTCTGGGGGTGCCGCTACAGGGCGGGCTGTCCGCTACCGGGGCACGTCTCGGTCCCGGTGCCGTTCCGCTGGTGCATCGTCGTCGGCGTGCCGGAAGGGCTTCCGACTCCCGCGCCGCACACCGGGCAGTTGCCCTCGGTCAGGCCCGGGTCAAACCGCCGGCCGGGAGTCGCGTGGCTGCACATATCAGTTCCTCCTCGATGGGGGTGGTGCTGACAGGTGGTGCACGTACACCCCGGCCCGAACAGGGCCGGGGAGATCAGAAGGCGGACTGAAGGTCGAACGCCTGGCCCTTGTCCTGGCCGGCGCGCGCAGTGTGCTGGAACAGCACCTGGATGCGCGCCTCGCTGTGGAACTTCACCCCGACACCCGGGTTCGCGGTCGCCGGGTCGTTGACCGTGTAGGCGTACACGGTGGCGATCTCCCCGGACCCGCTGTTGGTGAGCGCGGCGGCGAGGTACTTCTCCGCGAGCAGCGGCGTGACCTTCCCGCCCTCGTACAGGTCCGGGTAGGCGACCTCGGCGGGCGCCTCGTAGACGACGGGGTTCTCCGGCTGCTTGTAGTCCTCGCCCGGTGCGGCGGTCGCCGTGATGGCCGCCCAGATCTGCGCCCCGCTCATGAACATGATGTGCAGGCCGAAGGGGCGGTTGTCCTCCTGCCACGGGTCGACGCTCTTCACGTCGGGGGCCTTGGAGAGAGCCTCTACGGCAAAAGTCTGGAATCGCGCGGGTCGCATTTGTGATCATTCCTTCCGGGGCGGCCGGGTCAGTCTAGGCCGGACGGCCACCCGGCCGGGCAGGCGGCGGGCAGCTTCGTACCTCTCTCCAGATGCGGCCGAGCCGCACCGACGTCGGGCACGAAACACCGGCGCGGCACGTCGCGCAAGCGGCGGTGTGACCGACCCACGCCCGGTAGGCGGCGTCCCGCCCGGGGCCGGCGGTGTTCACTGCCTCGCCTTGCACGCGGAGCATCCGCACGGCGGGTAGGCGTGCGACGCCTCGGGCTTCGGCAGGGGGGTGACTTCCGTCTCTTCGCGTAAGACCCGGGTCACTCCGTCGCGGTTCACCTCGTACACCTTCAGCGTCATCCGCGCTGTGTCGGCGCTCATGCTCGCCCCCTGGGGATGGGGCGGCGCCGGCCGGTTCCTGGCGGGGAGACCGGCGCCGCTGTCGTGAGGATCACGCTAGGTGCCTGCGTGATCACAACCCAGGGGCGAAGTTCACCACTCTACGAACCCCCACCCCGCCGAGGTAGGACGTAGCGCCCTACCTACAGGGCCGGGTCCACCCCGAGACGCGACGCCAGGCCGCGCAGCGTGGAGTTCCGCCGGCGCTCGGCCTCCAGCATCTCCCGCACCGTCGCCGCGGCCCCAGCCTGAAACTTGACCCACTCCGGCTGGTCGGCCTCAACCTCCAGCAGCAGCTCCAGGGCCCACGCGTTGTCACCGGTCTGATACCGGGCCTGCGCCACGTCCACCCGGTACGACGCCGAGTGCACCGGCCGACTGATGGTCGCCAGGTCCACCCCGGCCGAAGCGGTCAACGCCACGTCCGGCCGCCCCGCGGACCCTGCGAGGGCGACGTTCACCTGCTGGGTACGGACGTCGGTCACGCTGAACGCGGTGCCGTAGGTATTCACCGGCCCGGACTGCACGGCGGCGGACTCGGCCAGCGTCAGCAGCTGCATCGCCTCGTCGTGCTGATCCGAGCGCGCCGCCGGGGTCGCGGCCGCGATCAGCAGGTTGCCGTACACGGCGAGCTGGTCGGCCGTCGCGCGCCGCCGCGGAGGCTCCAGCTGGTCAGCTTTCCGCTCGGCGACATCGCGGGCCTGCTCCCACCGGCCCTGGCGCAGCAGCACCCACGACAGGGTGGACACCCCCATGCCCTCCAGCAGCGGATCGGACGCCCGCGCGGCGGCGGCGAGCTGCTTCTCGACCGCGGTGTACGCCCAGTCGGGATGGCCAGCCTGGGTGGAGAGGGACGCGGCCAGCTGGTAGGTGAGGGCGAGGTCCCGCCACACCCCCTCGGTGTCGTGCTGCCGCGCGGTGGCGCGGCCGTCCCGCAGCAGCCCCGGGAGGACCGCGGCGAGCTCGGAGTACCCGCCGGCCCAGTACGTCTCCGTGGCGGCCCGTACCTGCCGCGCCCACTCGGCCGGGCCGGGCGGGTCCTCCAGGTCCGCATGCCCCAGTACGCCCGGCAGGGAGCCGGGGTCCTGGATGGCGTCGCGCAGGTCCAGGAGGCCGCCGTCGTCGGTAAGTTGCTGGGTCACGGTGGGCTGTCCTACGAGGCGTTCGAGCTGGACGTCGAGCGCGCGGGCCAAGTTGCGCAGGGTGTTGATCCGCGCGGACTCCCGCACGTGCTGCTCCAGTTTCCGGATGGTGTCGACGGACACTCCGGAGCGTCGGGCCAGTTCGTCCTGGGTGATGTCACGGAATTCCCTGAGCGCCCGGATGCGGTCGCCGATGGTCACGTTCATGTGGACCCCCGCCAGAAGGTGTCCGTCCACGGTACTCCGGACATGCATGGTCGACCCTGGGACGGGCGAAGGCCGGGAGGTCTACCGTGCTGGCATGCAGGCAGCCGAAGCAGCGAAGCTACAGCAGCAGTGGAAGGCCAAGGGGTCGCCGCTGTGCGAACACCCGGAGTTGGAAAGGGAGTACCACCTGAGCATGAACACCGGCGACAAGGTGTGCACGACCTGCGGCGAGGACTTTTCGCGCGCAGAGTGGAAGCAGATGGGCAAGTAGCCCACCGGGGCATGACGAAAGGCCCCCACCGCCGTAGCGGTGGGGGCTCGTTCATGGGTACTGGCGGCGAGTGGGGTCCAGGGCGGCGGCGAGCGGGCTCGGAGTACCAGCCGGGTCATCATCCGGCTCGGACGGCGCGCTCGTCCGCCGGCAGACCAGGGCGTCGGGGTCGTCGGGTGGTGGCTGGAGGCGGTACCCGGCGGGGCAGGCCGGGCCGGGCGGACCGGCCGGGCCACGCTCGCCCTTCGCGCCGGGCTCGCCTTTCTCCCCGCGGGCGCCGTCCGCACCGTCGGTGCCGTCCGTACCGTCAGCGCCGTCACGGCCAGGCGCACCCGAGACCGCCGGGCCGGGCTGACCGTCCTCGCCGGGCTGCCCGTCCTCCCCGTCCTTCCCGGGGGTGCCCGGCTGACCCTGCGGCCCGCGCGCACCAGGCGGCCCCGGCACCGGCACAGGCACCTCGGCCCGGGCCGGCAGATCCTCAACCGCCTGCGCCGGGTCCGGTGCCGCCGGGGTGTCCCCGCGCGCCTCGATCTGAGCGCGGAGGGTGCGCACGTCCCCGGCCAGGGTCGACACCGCGTCCCCGCGCCGGTCCGCCTCCGTGGCCAGCACCCCCGCCCGGTCCTCGGCCTGGTCGATCTGGAGGAACGCGAGCGCCAGGCCGCCGCCGAGCGCGAGGAGGGCTGCCGTGATCCACAGCAGGTACCGGCGCCGGTAGAAGAGGTGCTGTGTGCGTGTCACGGTGTCCCCCCGAGCTGCGTGACCAGCAGCCGCAGCCGCGCGGACTCCGCCTTCTCCGCCGCCAGTTCGGAGCGGAGCGTCGCCAGATCAGCGCGCAGTTCCTGCCGTTCCTCCTGGAGCTGGTCGGTCAAGCTGTTGTAGCCGGTCAATACTCCGCCCTCCCGGGACGCTCGCGTGGCGCCCCGGGATCCGTAGATGGCTGCTGCGGCTGCCACCGGCGAGGCCAGCAGTGCACCCAGCGCGGTGAGCATCGCAGCATCCACACGGTCCTCCAGCGCATTCGACGAGCAGGTCAGAGACCCCGGCCCGGGGTGACCTGGTCGGGCTGACGGTTGGGCACGGCATAGGTCACGCCGAGAGCGCCGAGGACGGCAAGCACCGTGGTGACCACCTCCCCGGTCGTGAACACTCCGTCCTGTACCGCGGTCGCGGCCGCGGTCGCACCGGCGGCAAGTCCGGCGACCCCGGCCTTCGCGAAGCTGCTGATCTTCATGGTTACTCCGTTTCCAGGCGCACGGTGACGCCTCGCAGTGCGGACTCGATCCGCTCGATCAGGTGGTCCACGTCGACCGCGTCATCCCGGGCGGCCAGCGCCTCGGCCATGGCGCGGATCGTGGTGTTCGCCGCGTCCACGGCGCCCTGTACGGAGCGGAGCCGGAAGTGGATGTCCTTGATGTAGGACTCGGCGGTCCAGTGGTCGTTGCCCTTCGCGGCGGTGGACGGCGACTTGAGAATGCCGTCAGTGGTCCAGATCTTCTTGACGTCGTCGGTGCTCAGCGGCACGTCGGCCTCCTTCGGTGGGCTGGTCTTGCCGGTGGCGCGGGCGAGAATCCCCGGGAACACCACCTCGCGGAACTGCTTGATTCGGGCGGGCCCGGGGCACGCGGTGCCCGACGTGGACCACTGCGGGAACATCGAGTGGTAGCCGAACCCCGGGTCCGACGGGGTGCGGCAAATCCGCAGCGGGATGCCGTGGCGCTGATGCGCCCACACCCCGAGGGCGATCAGCTCCTCGATCTGCGAGGCGTTCCACGGGTCCGTCGCCGTCGAGTTGGAGGCGGTCTCCACGGAGATCGCCCCGGTGCCGTCGGATCGCCGGTTCGCGCCCGCGTTGGCGTCGGCCCGGGTCTCGGTGCCGATGTACTGGGCGATGTCGTTCGCCCCGTACCCGACCCCGAAATGGCTCTCCAGGTTGGTGGAGTCGCGCCAGAACTCGTAGGTGCGGCGGGCCGTCCAGTTCGCGACGATGCTGTGCATGATCAGCTGCGTCGGCCGGATCGCAGGCTGCGCATCCGACTCAGGTTGCAACTCCATCTTCTTGGCACCGGGGTACCAGGCCATGAGGCCTCCAGACATGACGAAGCCCCGGGCCACACGGCACGGGGCAAAGAGTGCAGGGGTGGGTCAGACGACCTCATAAACGGTCGCGACCAGCGACGTGTACACGCCCTGAAGGGACATCCCCGTTGGCGCGGACACGGTGAGCTTCAAGGTGTGGGACCCAGCCGCGCCCAGCGTCACGCGATAGGACTGGCCCACCGTGCTCCGGTCGGACCCGTTCCCGGGGCCCTGACCGAACACGGCGTAGCGGCCCTCGCCGACGCCGTCGACGTTGAGGCGACCCGACCCGATCGTGGTGGTTGCCGAGGTGAAGTCGAAGTCGAAGGTGGTGTAGACGACGGCCACTGCGTTGGCGGTCGTCGTGGTGAACGTGACCGTCGCCCCGGTCACGTCGGCGTCGGTCAGGGGGCCGGCCTGAGTGGTCGTGCCGACAGCGTCGAACGTCCGCGGCTGAAGCCGGTTGAGCTGTCCGGCGGTCACCTTCTGGCCCGCGTAGATGGGCATGTGGTCCTCCTACAGCGCGGCGCGCATCGGGTGAGTGAGAGACAGCGACGTACCCGCGGCGTGGCCCTTGGTGATGCCGTTGACGGACCGGGTGACGGTGAACGTCTGGGGGTTGACCACCGTGAAGTCGTGCACGTCCACCGTCGGGTTGGCCGAGGACAGTGCGCCGCCCCCGAACACGAGCACACCCACATCACCTGACGCGTTCGGTGTGGTCGTGGCAACACCATCGATGTCCCAGACGTCCGGCTCCCGCGCGGACACCGGCCAGATGCGTCCGCGGATCCGCTGCCCGTCGACCCGGGCCCGCAGGTAGAACTGCTGGCCCCCGGTGTACGTCCACGGGGTGGTGACCGTCGACCCGATCGTGGCGTCGTCGTTGGTGTAGATCCGCATCTGCACCGTGCCCGACGTCGTGAAGCTGGCCCGTGCCACGTAGAAGTCCGCGTCGGACACCCAGCGCATCATCAGGCAGAAGTCCAGGGACGCCCCGGTGTGGACCTGCCGCGTCGACAGCCGGGCGAGCATCTCGCAGTCACCGAGGGACTCGCCCAGGCGCTGAATACGCCACGTCCCCGGGGACGACGGGAGCGAGATGCTGCCCGCGCCACCGGCCACCGCCCGGTCGGACGCCGAACCCCCCGTGACAATCCACGCCTGCCCGGTGTCCGCAGTGCCCCACCCGTTCGACACACTCCGGGTGAACGTGTCCTCCACCAGGCCCTGAATCCCGGTGACGGTGACCTGCTCGCCCCCCGCGGTGACATCGAAGGGAAACTCGCCAGGCTGCCCGCTGGTGGTGACCCAGGCAGGCCCGTCAGTGACAGCAACCTCCCATACGGTAGCCGCCGACGTCACCGCCTCCCTCAGCTCGGACCCATCCGTATCCGCCCGGCCCAGCACCGGATCCTCCACCACCCCCACCGTCCACGGTCCGGCCGGGGCGCAGTTCATCGCCAGCGCCCAGTCGTACAGGCCGAGGCGCTCGGTGTACCCGTGCACGTGCTGGTCGATCCCCCCTGGGGGCAGCCACGGCGGCGGGTTGCTGATCTGGACCCGGTCCCCGATGTCGAGCCCGAGAACCGTGTCGATCAGGTGCGGGGCTGCATGCAGCCACACGCTGATCGTCGGGTAGCGGGCCTCGTCCCACGTGCCGAGGTGCATCCGCCACTGCGCGATCCGCTCGGGCTGGTCGTCGGTGGCCAGGCTCAGCGTCACCGACTCGTCGTAGATCCCCACCCCGTCCGGCGGCGGCAGCACGGACAACGGCCCGATCTCGGCGATCGCCCGCCCCGACGACCCGCCGGAGCGAGTGACCGTGACGTCGTTGCGGAGCCGCTGGTCGTCCTCGGTCGGCTCCAGCGGCGGCGGCACCTCCCCGGGCGCCGTGTAGTCCAGGGCCAGACGCACCGGCTGGTTGTACAGCGACGCCCGGTCCCGGTACACCAGGCCGAGCCGGTCCGCCGGCTCGTACAGAATCCCGCCGTCGGTATCCGCGGCCTCCTGCACGAGGGTGAGGAGGGTGTCGGGGCGCTGCGGGCCGAGGCGCTCGGTGTCCGAGCCGGTGTCGCCGTCGATCCACGACAGGTCGACCTGCGCGGACTCCTCGTTCGCGAGGCGCCGCATCCTCCCGATCGCAGACTCTTTGGAGAACCCGTGATCCGCCGAGGTGTACGCGGCAGTCGACGCCAGGGGAAACACCCCGATGTGCCCGACCTTCAGGCCGCTCACGGACCCACCGAACTCGGTGTCGACCTGGGTGACCCGCCCGGCCGTCCCGCTGTAGGTGTTGCCGATCCCCCCGGCCGCACCGCCGATGTTGTACCAGTCGAGCCGCCAGGTGACCGTGCCGCCGGACTGCGACACCCAGAAGTAGAAGCGCTGCCACCCCTCGAACACGTCGTCGCCGACGATGACGCCCTGGTCGACCACCAGGTCACCGGCGGAGTTGAAGCCCTGAATGTCGGCATGCCCGGTGCGCTGCACCAGGCGCCATCGGCGGACCGTGCCCGTGGACCGCCACGCCAGGAACTCGGCGTCGCTGGCCGGCGCACTGTCGACCGCGTACACCATGTGCACCGACCACTCTGTCGATGTCCCCAGCGGAGCGGGAACGGACCCGACCATGCGCCCCCCGGCCTCCACCGCGGGGAGCGCGGAGGACCCGGCCAGGGTGCTGTCCTGCCCGAACCGGAAACCGGTCACGGCCAGCGGGGCGACCCCATCGACCGGGGAGTACGCCTGCGTGGCCCCGTCCTCGTCCTCGCACGGCCAGTACGCCAACGGGCCGAACGCCGGAACCCGCCGGCGCAGCGTGGAGTCCAGCGCCTTCTGCCCCTGCCCGAGGCGCCGCCGGATACCGGCCGCCTCGATCGGCACCCACACATCAGCCCCGGACACATCCCACCGCGACGGCCAGGCGCTGATCTCGCCGTGGAACCGGAACTCCCGGTCGCTGACCGTCGCGTCCGGGCCGAGCGTCCACGTGCGGCCCGCCGTATCAACCCAGGTAGTGGTGCCCTCCGGCTGGGAACGGGCATCGAACGCCGCAACGACCGTGCCGCCGATCCCGTTGCGCACCTCAGCCCGGTACACCCGGCCCTTCAGCGGAGTCACCCCGTTCGCGAGGATCGGCGCGACCTCCAGCGGAGCCGTCCCCGAGTAGATACTCGTGGCCGGGGTGGTGCCCAGCGTGTCACCAATCTGCGTCCACGGGCCGTCCATGGTGGGCGCCCAGTAGAACGTCGCGGTGAACCCGCCCGCCCCGTTGTTCACGTCAAGAGTGGCCCGCAGCGCGGCACGCTTCGGCAGCGCCGGCAGCACCTGCTGGGCCAACAGCGTCGAGGTGCCGGCCGTCGACCAGTTGAGGATGATCAACCCGTTGATGATCCGCAGCAGGTAGCTGCGCCGGTTGCCGTCACTGTCCCATTTCCCCAGCAGGGCCTGCGAGGTGGTGCCGTACCAGTCGGCCGTCGCCTCCACCCGCAGGTCGATGTCCCCGGTGATGTCCAGGGCCGCGGTGTCCGGTGTGCGGGCGTAGGAGTCGGTGTTGCCCTCCACCCGCAGGTAGGACTCCGGGCCCTGCACGGACACCCGGATCGGGGTGTTGCGGCCGATCAGCCCGTAGTACGGCGACATCGGGTTCCGCGGGGAGAACTTCCCGTCCCGGTTGTTGAGCTTGAGGGTGCACTTGGACGGGCCGGCCTTCGCGGACTCGCTCTTCGCCCCGCGCTCGATGACGATCGGCTCGCTCTCGCGGACGGCGCTGGTGACGTTCGTCCACGTGCCGCCGATCTGGAACTCTGTGCGCCGGTCCAGAGGGAACACGGACACCCCCTTCTACTGGCCGAAGGCCTCTTGGACGTCGCCGCCCGCCTCGATGCGGACGATCTCCTGAAGTGCGGTGCGCAGCGCGCTGGTGCCGCCCGACGCGTCGTAGACGATACGGACGGTCGTGCCCGACCCTTCGCCGGCGCGGCGGACCCCGGCGGCCGAGCGGAGCATGCCGTCGAGCTTCGACAGGGGCAGGACCGCTTCCTGCTCGGCCCCTTCACCGATCATCGCGAGGGTCGCGCCGGTGGTGATGCCGCCCTCGGCGAGCATCGGGATGTTCGGGGTGTGCAGGGTCAGCGACGGGATGGAGACGCCCATGATGGAGCCGCCGCCGATGGTGAAGGACAGGTTGTTCCACCCGCTGATCAGCTGGTTGACCATGCTGCGGAAACTGGAGCTGATGCCGTCCCACATGCCCGACGCGGCGGACCGGATCTTCCCCGGGAGGCCGCCGATCCAGGAGACGACCTGGCCGAACCATCCGGCGACCTTCCCGGGGATCGCGGACAGCCAGTTCACGATGCGCATGAGGTCGTCGATCGCTCCCTTGACGTCGGCGACGATCCAGTTCCATGCGGCGGTGGTCTTCTGGACCACCCACTGCCAGGCGGCGGCCACCGCGTCCTTGATCCACTGCCAGGCGGCGGCGAGCTTGTCGACGATCCAGTCCCAGGCGCGGCCGGTGGCGGCGGCGATCTCGTCCCAGTAGACGACGATCAGCACGATGATCGCGATCAGGGCGATGATCGCCGCGATGATCCACGTCCCGGGGAACGCCCACAGGGCGGTGTTCCAGGCCCACTGCGCGATCACCGCGATACCGATCGCGAGCGCCAGGCCCAGGAGCACCGGGACGAGCACCTTGATGAGGGTGGGGTTCTCCCGCAGGAAGTTGCTCACGATCTCCAGCGCGGGCGCGAGCATCTCCCCGAGCGTCGTGGCCAGCGTCCGGACGATGCTCTCCATCGACTGGGACGCCGCCACGCTGTCGGTGACGTCCTTGGCCGCGCCGGCCGCATCGTCCAGGCCCGTTGCCGCAGCCGCGCCGGACGCGTCGAGGTTCAGCAGGCTGTTGCCCATGTCCTCACCCGGGCCGCCGAACAGGGCGGCCTGGAGGGCGGTACGCTCGGTCTGGTCCTCCACACCCTTCAGCGCGGTAGTGACCTGGTCGAACGCCTCGGTGCCCTTGCCCTCGTTCATCAGGGCCTGGATATCCTTGACGTTCAGGCCGAGTTCCTTCAGCGGTTCCTTGACCGCGTCGGTCTCGGCGAGCTTCAGTGTGAACTCCTTCACCGCGTCGCCGAGTTTGTCGATCTGGAACGTGGGGTCCTCTGCGGCCTGGGCGAGCATGCCCATCATGTCCGGGCCGGTCATGCCGATCTGGTCGAAGAACTCCCCGTACTCCGACACCATCGCGGGGACTTCCTCGCGGAGCTTCGGAGGGAGCTTCTGGGCGGCCGCGGTGAGCAGGTCGAAGGCCTCCATGCCGTCCTTGGCCATGCCCGTCTTGATCAGGGTGCCCACCGCCTGGGTGGACTCGCCGACGTCGTACTCGAAGGTGTCGGCGAGCGCCAGAGCGCTCCTGGTCATCTGGTCCAGCTCGGCGTCCGTGGCCTCGCCGAGGCCGCCGATGTTCTGGGTGACCGCACCGAGAGCGTCGGACACGGTGCCGATCGAGTCCCCGAAGCCGGCGGAGAACACGTCACCGGCCACCGACCCCGCGCGAGCAGCTTCGGCCTCGTTCAGGTCCAGCTGGTTGGCCAGCTTCGTGTTCGCGGCCTGGGCGTCCATGGCGTTGGTGAGGCCCATGACGAACAGGCCGCCGACCGCCGCACCAGCGCCGAGTGCGGCGATCCCGCCGAGGCTGCCCCCGACCTCGTCGGCCGCGCCCTGGGCGCCGGTGGTGAGCTCGTCGGTGTTGATGCCGACGGTGACGAGGAGCTCCTCCAGGGTCATGTGTGGCTCCTCTCACGGAGGTCGGTCCCGCCGAGGCGCCGGTTCATGGCCTGCACCTGGGCGAGCATCTGCTGCCAGTCGCCGCCCTGCCTGCGGGCGCCCTGGTCCCACGTGGGGATGAAGTCCTTCGGCTCGGCCTTCTTGCCCTTGCCTCGGTTGGCGTTGGCGACGGTTGCCGCGAGGATCCCGTGGAGCACGTCGCCGCGCTCCGGGCCCAGCGGCCCGGTGACGTGCTCGTAGGCCATCCATTCCGCGAGCTCGGCCGAGGTCATGTCGGCGAGCATGTGCCGCACCGACCGGGCCCCGAGGTGGGCGGCTAGTCGGAAGTAGAAGCGCCGCTCTGGGCGGCTTCGGAGTTTCCCGCCGCGGCCTCCACGTCTTCCTTGCGGAGCCCGGACAGCCGCTGTGCGACCTCGAACAGCCGCTGGAGGACGGCCCCGTTCTTCGCGCCGAGGGCCTTGACGTCCTTGTCGGTGAACAGCCGGTCGAAGTTCTCGTCCACGAGGGACTTCGCGAGGAGCTTCGCGGTCTGGTCGGCGAGGTTCATCTTCTGCACGGACCCGTTGGGGCCGAGGACGACCAGGGATGCCTGGTAGGCGTTGCGTTCGGTGCCGGACAGGCCGAGTAGGCGCACGCTGCCGTCCCACTCGGGAACGGGCACGTCCTCCCACCGGCGGTCATCTGCGGCGGCGATCTGGTCCTTACTCAGCAGAGCCATCGGTGGCGCCTTCCTTCAGGGTGTTCAGCACGTCGACGCGGGCGCCGATCAGCGTCAGATGGACAGCGGGCATCTCATCGGGGTCGATGGGGATGATGACGGAGTCCCGCAGGATCGCTCCTGCGGGGATCTCCAGGCCATCGACGACGATGCGGGCGTGGTCGCCTTCGCGGGTGACGGTGATGCGTTCGGCGGCCATCAGCTGATGACCGGCTTCCCGGACACCTTGAAGGTGAGGCTGGCGGCGGCCTTGTCGTCGTAGGGGGCTTCAGGCTCGAACCCGGTGATGATCGCGGGGAACGCCCACGTCGTGGCGCCGGTGTCGGGGAACACGATCTGGTAGTTGCGAGGGGCGGTGTCGTCGAAGTCCGCGACGAGAGTGTCGTGCAGGGCGGGCTGGTAGTTGATGTCCGCGGACACCTCGCCCGGGTCCTTGAGCCCGCCCAGGAACTCCATCCACCCGTCCGGCGAACCGTGCGACGTGACGTCGAGGGTCTCCCTGGACAGGCCCGGCCCCGACAGGTTCGTGATGTCGGCGATGGCGGTGAAAACCTCCGGGTCCTCACCGTCACCGCGCTTGAGCTGAACTCCGAAGCCGTCCATACCGGCCATGGCTGCCTCCTCGGGCAAGAAGAAGGCCCCGGGCCGGTCGGCGCGGGGCAGTCTGCGAAGGGTGTGTCTAGGGGTGCTGCTCGGTGACGATCCGGTAGCGCAGCACCAGGTGCCGGATGTTGCCCGGCGGCTCCGGGTCCGTGAGCGTCTGGGAGAACTCGAACCGCGTGGCGATCCACTCCTGTCCGGGAATGGTCAGCGGCTGGTGGTCCAGGAGCTCGGTGATCCGGGCCCCGATCCGCAGCACCCGGGCGTACCCGCGGTACTGGTCCCACACGTGGAGGGTCGGCACGGTCTGCCGGCCGAACCCGCCGTGCCGGTTGTCCGGTGTCTCGATCGCCTCGCCGATCTGGACGAACGGGTAGGGGACGGTTTCAGGCAGGTAGTCGTAGATGCCCTCGATCAGCGCCCCGAGCGTGCTGTCGCCGGACAGGACGCTGTGCAGGGCCCCCTGGACGGGGAGCATCGGGGACGGGGCGGTGCTCATCCCAGGGCCCTCCTCACCTCGGCCTGGATGCGGGCGGCGATCCTGGTGCGTTCGGCCTCGATCGCCGGGCCGAGCGCAGGGCGGGCGGGAATCTTGCGGGTGCCGAACTCGTGCAGGATCGCGTAGAAGTCGTCCCGGTCCCACCAGCCGATCTCTGCGCGCAGCTGGCTGTTGTGGAACCGGGCTCTCGCGCTGTTCCGCAGGTTCCCCGAGTCGACCCGCACGCCCCTGGCCGCATCCGCGCGGATGGCCTCGGCCGAATCCTCCAGCGCCTTGAACCCGGCGGCCCGGATCGCCGGGGTGAGATCTGCGAGCTGGTCGCGCAGCGCGTCCAGGCCCTCGATCTGCACGGTGATGCCGGTGCTCCTGGTCCCGCCGCCGCGGCCGACGGACCGTCCTCGTCGGCGCGCCACGGCTACTTCGCCAAGGTCCGGCGGATCGTGGCCAGCTCGGACGCCACGGCAAGCAGCGCCCAGGCGAGGGCGGCTGCCGGATCGTCCCCGCCCTCGTTGTTCGCGAGGAGCCGCTCGGCGTTCTGCCGGCACTCCAGCGGATCGGTGGGCAGCGGCGGGCGGGCGGTCACTGGCCGAGCTCCAGCACCGCGACCGTCACCGAGGTGACCGCGTCGTAGGTGATCGCCGCCCGGCCCGACGCACCGCGGAACAGAGGGGCGAGGGGAAGCACTCCGGTCTCCCCGGCAGCGACGACCAGTGTTGCGTCGGGGACAGCGAGGCCGGACACGGTGCCCGGGGTGACGACCGTCGCGGTGTGGGGCGAGGCGTCGCCGTTCACCATGACGAGGAAACGGCCCGGCCCGCACGGGGCGGTGTCCCCGAGCGACGCCGCAGCGACTGCGGCGCCTTCGAGGTCGGGCAGGCCGCCGTTGACCGGGACCGGGGTTACAGCGAGCGCGGCCATGTCAGCCACCTGCTTTCTGAATCAGTTGGCACGGGGCCTTGGAGTACACGGGGGTGGAGGGCTGCACGACGGCCAGGACCCGGAACGTCTGGTCCTGGCCCAGGGCATCCGTGCCGCGCAGCTCGTCGCCGCGGCGGACGTCCGCGCGCGGCAGAAGGAACACGGTGTGGTCGTGCTTGGACTGGGCCTGTGCGGCTAGCAGCCGGTCGGCGTTGCTCGGCTGGTCGACCTTCGCGCGGACCGTGCCCGGCTGCTGCACGAGCACGGTCTCCTGGCCGCCGTATCCGTCGTCCGTGGTGGTCGGCCGCCACACCTCCAGACGCCGGTTCAGGTGCCGCCCAGGGCCTCTCATCGCGACCTCAGCAGGGAAGCACCCCCGCCGAAGCGGGCCGACAGCCGCTCGTGCAGGTAAGAGGGCAGCTCCATCTCGGTGATCAGGCCGTCGCTGCCGTAGGTGACCGCCCAGTCCCCGAGCCGTTCCGAGGTGACGTTCCCTGCGGCCAGCCCTTCGCCGCCGTCGTCGGCCCGGTAGGCCACCAGCGCGGCCGCGACCATCCGGCACACGAGGTCGACGATGTCCGGCGGCACGGTGGGCAGCCCGTGGGTGTAGGTGACGGTCACCTCGGACGGCCCGTCGGACGCGGTCCAGCCGCCGAAGCGCCACAGCCGGTCCGAGCGCAGCCTCCAGTCGGTGACCGCCACGCCGTCCAGGAGCACCGTGGTGACGTCGGTGACGGGCGGGCCGGGCAGCCGAAGCCGCTGGTCCGCCTCGCCCTCGACGCGGACGGTGGACGTCGTCTCGGAGATCGGCGCCCCGGCGGCGGTCCGGACCGCCGCCGAAGCCACCGCCAGATACCGTTCGGCGATGGCCCTCTCGTCGTCGGCCACGGTCATACCGCCGGCTTCCAGGTCGCCCACCGTTGCCAGGAGTTGCAGTGCCACGGTGACCTCCCGGTCGTCAGCTGACCATGTCGATCAGGTCGGCCTTCGTGTAGTTCTCGGCGTCCTCGGCGGACAGCAGGCCGCGGGAGACGACGCACGCAATCCACTCGGACTTCGGTGCGTTCAGGGCCGGGCGGTTCTGGCCGTCGGCCCCCGGCTCGGGCGCCGGGTCCGTGTCGAGGGCTTCGGGCGCGGCGGGCTGGGCGGGGGCGCCGTCCGGGCCGACGCGGACCAGGAGGCCACGTTCGTACCGTTCGGCGATGCCCTCGGGCAGGGGCAGGTCCATCACAAAGACGGCCCCGCCCTCGCCCCGCAGGTGAATGGTCTCGGCCATGTCAGGTGTTCCTCGGGATCCGGAGCGCGGCGATCGTGGCGCCGGTCGTCTCGCACTCGATGAGCATCGACCCATCGGACTGCACGAACCGCCCGGACTCGAACGGGCCGATGAGCTGGACGCCGGTCGTCGCGGCGACGGTGACGACGAGGTCGCCCTGCCCGGCCGCGAGCGCGGGCGGCATGTCCCCCGCCTTGATGGTGATGTCCTGCTCCGCGCCGGTGTTGACGACCCGGAGCAGGGTCAGCTCCGGGAACGCGTCGCTGATCTGCATGTTGTTGGTCGGGGCTACGACCGTCGTCGTGCCTGCGGGCTGCGCGATGCCGCCGTTGGGGACGAGGCTGGTGTAGGGGATCTGTGTGGTTGCCATGGGTCAGGCTCCTCAGGCGGCGGGGTTGATGAACGCGGCGGCCAGGTGGTCGGGGCGCACGACCTTCGCCCCGTACAGGGCCAGGCCCTTGACCGCGTCGGAGAACGACGACTCGGGGCGGTAGGCCTCGGTCTTGTTGATCTGCTCGGCGAAGGTGATCGCCGCGTTCGTCCCCGCCGTGACGACCTGGGTGTCACCGGTCGGGTTGGGGATGTTGTTCGACTCGTAGATGTCGAACCCGGCGGCCCGGCCCACCATGCCGTTGCGCAGACCGGCTTCCGTCCCGCTCTCGTTGACCTTGATGAACCGGGAGTCGAGCAGCAGCGAGGCGTAGAACTCGGCGGACACGATCACGTACCGGCCGGCCTTCGGGACGTTCGCCTTCGTCAGGCGGGTCCGCAGCGGCACCAGCACCTTGTCGTAGGCGTCCGTCGGCGTGGTGTACGTGTCGATCGGCGAGCCCTGGGCGTTGAGGAAGTTCGCGGCCTGGATCTGCGTGTACAGCCCGGCCACGTACTGGTCGACGGTGTCGGCGAGCGAGTACGCCGCCTCGGACATCGCCTGCGGCACGAGGCCGCCCTTGGCCTGCCGCTTGTCGACGTCGTCGATGCTGAACGCCCAGTACTTCGACTGGTCCACGAGCAGCGTGCGCTGCCCGGTGGTCAGCTTCTCCGGGGTGATGACGGTCGACCCGGGCACGTAGTTGCCGACCGCCGGGCGGGACACCGAGGTGATGCGGACGGTGTCGCCCGCCTCGCTGATCTCGCCCTCGTAGTCGCGGTTCACGACCGTCGGGCCCGCGTAGATGAGGTTCTTCCGGACCGCGACGAGGAGCCGCGACGACCAGATTTCGGGAACGAAGTTCCGCACGGACATGGGTGTTCTCCCTGGTTACTTGCCGCCCATGAGGTCGTCGAGCCGCCCGTCTTCACGGGCCTTGTCGATCGCCTCAGGCGTCATGGACTTGAGGTCTGCTCGTGTGAGCTGCTTCGGCCGGCCCGCCTTGCGCGCTGCCCCGCCGTCGCCGGTGCCCTGGAACCTCTTCGCCGTTGCGGCAGCCAGGTAGGGCTTGGACTGAATGAGGTCGTCGATGGCCTCCGCGACCTCGTCGGAGTCGACGTTTCCGTCGTCGTCGACCTCGAACTGGTCGAGGTCGACGAACTTGTAGGCGTCGGCCGGGTCGGCGAGCTTGCCCGCCGCTGCGGCCTTCACCTCGGCCCGCAGGATCCGGGCGTTCGCCTTGGTCAGGGCAGCGCTCTCGGCTTCCCGCCGGGCCTTTTCCGCCTGGTCGTTGCCGTCCTTCTCGGCGAGCTGCTTCTCAAGGGCGCGGCGCTTCTCCCGCTCGCCCTTGAGCTTGCCCTTCATGGCGTCCAGGGCCCGCTTGCCCTTGTCGCCGAGGGCATCGGCCCCGTCATCCTCGTCGTCGGCGTCGTCCCCGGGGTCGTCGTCGCCCTGGTCGTCGGTGTCGTCCGATCCGGTGTCGCCCTGGTCGGTGTCGTCCGTGTCCCCGGCGTCGTCGCCTCCGTCGGCGTACAGGGTGAACGGGTCGGCGTAGGGGTGAGTCCAGCCGGGCGCATGTGCGCGGGCATGACGGGGCAGGGTGCGGCGGTTCATGGGTTCTCCCGTTGCGGGTGAAGGGCCCGTGCATTGCGCGCGGGCAGGGGGTCAGTAGAGGTAGCCGTGCAGCCGCAGCAGGCGCATGGCGTGCGCGCGGTCATCGGCCAGGCGGAAAATCTCTTCGGGCATCAGGCGGGGCGTCCGGGACACCCGGTACCGCTGCCCTTCGACCTTCGCGAAGTTCTGGAGCCGGTTCCCGGCCAGGCCGCGGCGGGTCGTGCCCTCGGTCGTCGTCTGAACCGTGCGCCCGAACACGGTGGCGGTGGCCATGCCCCGGCGGGCGTTCACGACCTGCCCGAGGTCGGCGCCCTCGTCCAGAGCCCGCGCACCGGCCTGGCCGAACACCCGCTGCTTCTCCGTGGCCGACATGGCGTCAACCACCTCGCGCGGATCCTGCGCTTTCGGCCGGTGCGCCCGGGTGACCGGCTCCATTCCGCAATGGCACCGAGGGTGCCGCAGGAAACCGGTGGAGGTGCCGTACTCCCGCCCGGCCAGGACGATGCACCGCGAGCACGCTCCGGCCTCCACAACGCGGATGTAGGACGTCACCGCCGGACGGGTGGCCATGCCGACTTGATCCGCGGCCCGCCCGGCGTCCGCGACGGCCGTGCGCACCATCAGGTCCAGGAGCAGCTGCCCGCGGGCGAGGGCCTGCACGATCGGGACACCCCGGGTGACGAGGCGCAGCGCGGTGAACACCGGGATCTGTAGCGCCTGAGCAAGCGGGACACCGTCACCGGTCACCCCGGCCAGCGACTCCGGCACGAGCCGGTCGGACTCCGGCCGGTCGGGGTCCTCGCCGAGCAGGGCCAGGAGCCAGGGCTCGGTGCCGCGCGCCGCCGCCAGCTGGGCGCCGGCCACCGCGGCGACGACCGGGCCGAGCGCCGCCACCCACGACAGTCCGGGCGCGTCGCGGTCGACGCCCCGCCACGCGGACCGGGCCGCCCGGGACGCGGCGGCGGCCAGGCGCAGGCGCGCGAGCGCGTGGGCCACGGCCATCGGGGACGGGCTCACGGTGCGCCCGCCGGTTCCGGTGCGGGCGGCGGGGCGGTGTCCTGCTCCGTCTCGTCCTCGGGTGCCGGAGGCTCGGGGGCCGCAGAGCCGGTGAGCTGCCGGGTGATCTCCGAGACCGGGTCCATCTCCATCTCCCGTTCCCGCATCGCGACCACGTCGGCGACCTCCGTCGGGGTGAGCCCGTACCGCAGCGCCAGCCACTCGAACGGAAAGCCCAGCTGCTTCAGCTTCAGCAGCGCATCCGCCATCTGCGCGTGCGACCGCGACTCGGAATCCGCCCACAGCACCCGGCCCGAGCGCAGCGCGCGCGCCAGACCGTCCTGCCCTCGCGCCAGGGCGATCAGCCGGGCCACCTCGCGCAGCCCCTGCCCGAACCACAGCTTCTTCTCGTCGACCCGCTGCACGAGCCCGGTCTCCGCGGCCAGCAGCGCGTCCGCGGACAGGTTGGCCATCTTCCCGATCAGGTAATGCTGCGGAGTGCGGGTCTGCGCGGCGAGGTGACCGACCGCCACCTCGATGATCCCGGTGTACGCGGCCAGGTTCGCGGCCTGCCACTCGGCGATCTTGGCGTCCTTGCCGGTGATCCACGCCACCCGGTCGATCTGGAACTTGTCCAGGTCAACGGGCTGCGTCCCGATGACCTCGCCCGCAGAGTTGAGCTTCGGAATCATCGGCCGCTCGGCACCCATCACAACGCGCTGCGGGAACGAGGCGTAGTCCGAGGCGGTGAACAGCTGCGCCCACACCAGGTTGATCGCGTCCTGCATCGCGACGACGCCGGCCACATCCGAGATGGGCTCGTCGACCAGCATCGGCTTGTTCGGCAGCTCCACCATCGGCACCACACCCATGGGGTTCGGCTGCGGGTTCGGCTCGTCGCCCAACTCCCGCGGCTGCCACCGCTTCAGCTCCTCGTCCACGTCCGCCATCTGCGGAGACTTGTCCTGCTGGGCCAGCGGCCGGGAGAACTTCCACACCTCGTCCTTCAGGTACAGGGTCGCGAAGTCCTGGTTGCCGTCCTGCCAGCGCTTCAGGGCCGCCCGCCGGTGCCGCCGCGACCCCGGCTCGTAGGCCACGATGCACTGAGAGGCGTCCTCGAACGTGACCACCGGCATGTCCGGGTCGTCAGGGTCGCCCCACACCAGCACGAAGCACCGGGCGCCGGTCACCGCACCGAGGAACCCCAACTGCGAATCGGCGTCCAGGCCGTTGACCTGCCACACCTCCCACAGGCCCTTGTCCGCGGAGATCTCCCCGGCCGCCTGGAACCCGGTGACCGTCAGCCGCTCCACCGGGGAGTCGGCCACCACCTGCGTCCAGTTGTCGGAGAAATCCCGGTAACGGTCCCCGTGGAACTTCGCGAACTCAGCCGACGCGAACTTCAGCCGCTGGTCACCCCGGTAGTAGTCGTTGTGCCGGTCAATCCCGCCGCGCCGCCGGATCAGCTCGCTCTCCAGCAGCCCGACCAGCTGAAGGGCCTGCCCCTCCGTAGCCATGGGCCCTCCTCATCCGCCGTAGTAGTAGGAAACCGCGCGCTCGGCCAGGCCGGCCGCGATCACGTCGCCGAGCGCCTCGTGGGCGAGGATGCTCGGGATCGTGGCGTCGATCTTCTGGTTCGGCCCCGCCTTGCGGAGCACGTACCGCTCCATCGGCCGGGCGGCCGCGCGGGTGTTCTCGATGTGGGACTGCGTGATCGCACAGCCGTCGTGCCGGAAGGTGCCGTCCTTCTTGACCACGTCGGTCTTCAGCCGCTCGCACGCCGCATGCATCTGCACGATCCGCCGGGTGTGCCAGCGGATCACCCGCTCCTCCCCGAACTCGTCCACCCAGTCGTCGATCTCCGTCTCCCAGTACGGCGGGTCCGCGTACAGGCGCACCACGTCGTAGCGGTGGAACAACTGGCTCATCGCGGCCCGGACCTCCGCCCGCGGGACCTGGCCGCCGGTGTCCGCCGGATTCCACACCGTCGGGGCATCCTCCGGCCCGTACAGCGGGGTGAACTGGTAGCCGTCCATCGTCTCGGCACGGATCGCGGTCCAGTCGTCGGAGTCGGAGCCGTCGAAACCCAGCACGATCCGGGTCATCGGGCGCACCCGCCGCGGCCGGGCCTTGCCCGCCCACTTCGCACCGTCCAGCCAGGACGCCGACCCGGCCACACACCGGTTGCCGAAGAACCGTTCAGCCTGGGCCGGGTCCGTCTCCATGATCTCGGCGGCCTCGGCCTCGATCGCGTCCAGGTCGACGTGCGTGCTGCCCGCGTACACCACGGCGTGGATCTTCCGGCGGTCCCGCTTGTTGCCGTAGGACAGGGTCTTCGGCGCCTGCGGGTGATACCGGAAGATGTCCCGGGCCTTCGCCTCGGACGTCGACTGCGCGACGCTGTTCTCCGAAGGGTCCCACCCGTTCGTCGTCTCCATCGACCGGCCGCCCATGCCGGCCGCGCCACGGCGCTGCGTCTCGGCGACCCGGCGCAGCTTGTTCGCCGTGTTGTACAGGCCGGTCTCGTCCTGCATCGCGAAGATGATCGGGTTGCCGAGCCGGGACAGCGCCGACGACGTGACGACGTCGATACGGCCGTCGTCACCGACCCGGGTGAACTCCTCCCCGGACTGCATCAGGGCGGACAGCGGGCCGCGCCGCACCATCGACCGCAGCGGCCGGTAGACGTTCGCGACCTGGTCCTCCGACGTCGCCGTCAACTGGATCAGCGGCGTCGGCCACGGCGTGCCCATCGGCTCGCCGGGCTCGTAGTCGTACCACCACCCGCAGCCGCACCCGTGCTCCGAACACCGGTACCGCTCACCACCCTTGGCCCACCCGTCGAACACGACCGGGCCGGCAGCCTCAGCAAGGACGATCGTCGCCGACCACGGGCCCTTGCCCGTCTTCTGCGGGGCCACGACCTGGCTGCGCCGGTAGTGGAACGCCGGGGCGAACTGGCCCACGGTCGCGGACGGCTTCACCCGGTAGTGGTTGACCGTGCACCACAGCTGCCACGGGTACAGCTCCATGTCCTCGCCCGCGCGGAACCCGTCCGGGACCGGGCAGTGATGCTCGATCCAGTCCGGGACGATCCACAGGGTTGGGAAGTCGACAACGAACTCGGCGGCGGCCTCAGCTGCCTTCGCCACTGGGCACGACCTTCAGCCGGTCCCGGGCCGACGGGCGCCGCGCGGGCGCCGCGGCCACCGGGCCAGCGGCGGGCGGCTCCTCCGCAGCCGGGGCGATCTTCCACCGGTTGCGGTTCATGCCCGCCACGCTCAGCCCCAGGCTGTCGAGGTAGCCGCGCACCATCTTCTTCACATCGACCCGGGCGTCGGGGCGCTCAACCTCAGCCAGCGTCCGGACGAACAGCGCCACCTCCAGCTCCTGGCCCATGTCCTCCCACGCCAGAGCCTGCGGCTTGCCCCACAGGTCGTCCCAGAGCTCCAGCTCCCGGCCGGTCGGCTCCGTCAGCGGCCACTCCGGCGGCGCGCCCGGCCGGCCCTCGGCGGGCAGCGTCCGCCACCCGCCCTTCTCCATCGACGCCGCGCTCTTCAACGACCGCGGGTCCGGCGGCGGCCCGGACACCGTGCGCGCTCCACCACGGGGCATGACGATCACTCCTTCAACGCCGCCTTGCGCGGCACCGATGCCGTCACCTTGCGTGACAGCGGGGGACCCTCTGAACCCGGCGGACCTCCGAGCGCCCTCCCCCGCGTCTGGGCCCCCCTGGCCGGCTGGGGGTGCCCCCCTGGGTCGGGTTGCTCGGCGTGACGGGGCTGGGTCAGTGTCCGAACGTCTCGCGCGCGGTTTTCCGCGAGTGGTGCCGCTTGGACATGGCTTGCCAGTTGGTGGGGTCGAAGCCGCGGGGGCCGAGGGGTCCGAGGCCGTCGATGTGGTCGACCTCTGTTGCGAGGTCGCGTTGCAGGGGAGGCAGGGGGGCGCATGCGTCGCACTCGCAGTACGGATGGTCTTCGAGGTAGCGCGTGCTGGCGTTGCGCCATGCGGTGCCTCGTCCTGCGTTGCGGTGTGTGGGTCTGGTCTGGTTGGCCTGGGTCTGGCATGGGGGGCAGCGGCCTTGGGGGGTGAGGTTCGGGCAGCCTGGTGTTGGGCAGACCTGCATGGCCTTACGCCTGGGCATGGGTGCCTCCTGGCGTGCCGAGGCCCGGCGGCGCGGTGTGCGCGGCCGGGCCAGGGAGTGTGTGGTCAGCGCTGGACGAGCTTCACCTCGTGGGCTGTCCAGGTCTTGTCGTCCTCGGTGGATGCGGTGCATGTCCAGCTGCTGCGGACTGTGGCCCCGAATCCGTTCTGGCTGTCGACGACTCCAGTGACCTTGTACTTCCAGGGCTTGGTGTCGCTGAGGACGGTGGTCTTGGCGTAGTCGCCGTCCATGACGCCGGGGAACTTGGCGGTTCCGGGTGACTTGAGGCGCTGCTTGACGAAGTCCTCGCACATGACTGCGGCGCTCTCGTCGAGTGGCTTGCCGTCGTCGGATCCGCAGGCGGTGAGCGCCAGGAGCAGGGTGGCCGCGATGAGTGCGGCGGTGGTGGTGCGGGTGCGCATGGTCCCCCCAGGACGTTGCGTGATGAGGGGGCCATCATCGGCCGGGGCGCGGTGCTGTGTCTGGCTGTTCGGCGGATCAGATCCCGGTGGTGGTGAGGTTGCGCCACCAGGGCCGGGTGTCGAGGTCGCTGATGCTGCCGTTGGACAGCCCGTGGTAGCCGCCGCGGTAGGTGGTGTCGGCGATGGGCCCGGTGGTCCACCCGGTGCCGTCGGTGCGCCGGAGCTCCACTGTGGTCGGGGTGACGTCGATCTCGAAGGCCATGGCGGTGTCGGCGATCGGGGTGCTGGTGGAGATGGTGGAGCCGATTTGGGTGCCGGAGGTGACGCCTGCGGTGTGCCGGTAGAGCTGCATGTCGCCGCTGCCGCGCATGACGACGTGGTAGCCGCCGGATGCGTTGGCGGTGGAGAAGCGGTAGACGTCGTCGGTGGTCTTGCCGAAGAAGTAGCCGGCGTGGAGGGACGCTCCGGGGATCGCCTTGTACTTCATGTCGAACGCGATGCGGTAGCTGCCCTGCTGTGGTGAGTAGGCCCCGAGCCCGTAGGACTGGTTCGGGAGGACGGGCAGGCTCACCCATCCCTCGTCGGCCCCTTCGCCGAATTCCAGGGCGTAGGTGTCGTCGTAGTCGACGGGCGGGAGCCCGCCGCTCTCCTTGATGCCGAGGGCCCACCGGTCGGTGGTGCGCATGGGGGTGGTGCGGGAGACGTAGTGCGGGTCGGACGACATGATGCCGACGACGCCGAGCCCGGTGAGCCGGTCGCGCTGGGAGCGCCGGTAGACGGGCCAGGCGTACACGGGCTTGCCCCGGTCGATGATCCGCGAGATCTGGGTGTCGGTGAACGTCGTCGCGACCCCCCACGCGTCGACCCACTGGTCTTTCGCGTCCATCGCCGCATCGGACGTGTCCGGGTCGAGGTACACCCACGTCGGAAACGGATTCGCCCGGTCCTTCGCCCACGGCAGCGACAGCGTCCCCACGTGGCACTTCCACACCACCGACCGGTACGCGTGCGGGTAGAACCGGTCCAGCAGCTGCTGCACCGGCACCACGCTGTCGTTGGTCTTCGCCTCCAGCAGGATCGGGATGCGGCCGAGGAACTCGTCGAGAACCTGCCGCAGTGGGACGAGCGGCTGCTCCTCCCACCCTCGGCCGAGCAGCGTCCGAGCGTCTGTCCGGACCTGCTGGGCGATCTCCTCCGTGGTGTACGTGTTCAGCGCGCCCGTGCGGTTCGTGGTCCGGTCGAGCGTCGCATCGTGCAGGCACCACGCTTCGCCTTGGGCGTCGCACACGACGGACACCTCCGGGGCGAACCCCTGCGCGGCGGCCGCGCGGTACCCGATCAGCGTGTGTTCGGGCCTCACCTGGCCGCCACCGCGGTGCGCGAAGTACCGCGGGGACAACGGGGTCGCCCCGGCCATGTAGCTGTCCCAGGCAACCAGCGCGTTCGGCAGGTAGAGCGTGGCTGCGGTGGCTTCGGAGGTGGCGATGGCGTCGTCGGTGTACTGCTCGGCGTCTGCGGTTCCGGCGGGCCCTTGGGGGCCGGTGGGGCCGGTGGGCCCGGGGACGAGGACGTAGTCGCCGCTGTAGGGCTCTACCGGGGCGAGGGCGGCGAGGTCGACGGTGGGGCCGAGGTCGGTGGTGAGGAGGACGGGGTAGACGCGGCCGGCGGCGTCGTCGGGGTACTCCATGACGGTGTGGGTGTAGCCGGTGGGGTCGTATCCCTCGGCGTCGGCGGCGAGGACGGTGATGGACAGCGTCCCGTTGACCCAGCGTGCCTCGGCGTCGCCTTGGGCGATGTGCCCGGCTGCGGTGTTGGTGACGAGGGCGGGTGCGGGGCGGAGGACGATACGTCCGCGCATGGGGCCGCCGTCGGGGTGGGTGCGGCTGTCGGTGATGGTGATGGTCTGGGCGCCGTCGGGGAGGGCCATGTCACCTCCCGGGGTACGGCGAAGCCCCCGGGGCCGTGGGGCCGCTGCGGGGGCGTTTGGGCATGCGTGTGGTGCCCAAATCGTGGCGCATCTATCGCCGCAGGTCAAGCTGCCTTGACTCGGCGCTGGTTGTCGCGTGTCGGCTTGGCTGCGTACCGGGCGGCTTCGACGTCGCCGACGCGGTACAGGGGGCGCTTGGGGGTGCCGCCGCAGCGGGTGAGGAGGCCGCGGCGGACCCAGTCGCGGATGGTGGCGGGGGCGACGCCGGCGGAGAGTGCGGCGAGGCGGGTGGTGAGGGTGCCGATGGGCGGGCGCTGGTACTCCATGCGCCCAGTGTGCCGGGTGAGCTGGCCCGTGCTGCACTGGAAGGGGGCGGAGCAGGGAGGCTGATATGGCCGGGTCTGGGGTTCCGCCGGAGGATCCGCCGGTGAAGCGGAGAAGGCTCCGGGGCTGCCTGGTGGTGGTCGGGCTCGCTGTCGTGGCGATGCTGGCCTTGGGCGCGATCTTGGAGGCTTGCGGGGTTTCTGGTTCAGGGGATCCGGAGCCGGGGGTGTCGACTCCGTCCGGTGTGGAGTCGGGGGAGTCTTTCTCTGTGCCGTCCTCGCCGCCGGAGCCTGACGTGGAGGACACGCTGCCTCCGCAGGAGGATGAGGATGACCGTTGGACGCCTGAGAGCGTGCCTCCTGCCCCTCCCGAGCCGGAGGTCTCTTCGGAGGTGCCGGAGGGGGTCTATTACGAGAATTGTGATGCTGCCCGTGCGGCGGGGGCTGCCCCGTTGCTGCGTGGGGGGTCGGGGTATCGCGAGGAGTTGGACCGTGATGGTGACGGCGTCGCTTGTGAGTTGCCGCCGTGATGCTGGTGTGGCCGGGCCCCGGTCGTCGTGGTGACGGCCGGGGCCCGGGTGTAGCTACGCCTGCTTCTGCTTGAGCGTCTCAGCGGGGGGCCAGTCGGCGCCGCTGGCCTTGCCGATTACGCGCGCCACCCCCTCGAACGCGTCGAGCGCGCGCGGGTCGAACTGGCCGTGCTGGGCCTGGATGTCGGTGCCGAGTTGTCGGTAGAGGTGCGCGGCGGCGCGGAGCCGTCCGTCTCCCTCGGCTTGTTGGGCTTCGGCCATGCGGCGGTCGATGTCGGTCATCGCCCCGACCCGGTGCCGTTCTTGGCGGCCTTCTCGGCATCGCGGGCGGCCTGGGACTGTTCGTTGCGCTTCTTGAGCTCGCCGATGCTCATGGAGGTCTGGAGTGCCATGATCGTGGTCCTGTCTCGTGGTTGGGGATGGGGTCCGTGGGGCGGCCGTTCGCCTGGCAGTGAGCCGGCCGCCCTGCGGGGTGTTATTGGGTGCAGCCCGGGGTGAGGTACAGGTCGATGTCGATGCCGGTGGACGTCCATCCCTGGCCGGCCAGAAGGCCGATGATCATCGCTTCGGCTTCGCGGACGTTCTCTGCGTCGACCTGGCCGCCGCCTTCGGCGGGTTCGCCGTTGGGCTTGGTGCCGGTGGCGGTGAACTTGTAGCGGGTGAGTGCCATGGGTGCCTCCGTGGTGTGGATGCCGGGCTGTCCGGCTCCCCTCGCCGCCCCTCTCACGCGGGCGGGTCGGGCAGCCGTCAGTCGCGGTCTACGGGCTGCTCTACGGCCTCTTCTGCCGGGTCTACGACCCCTTCTCTGTTGCGTTGACCTGCGTCTACATCCTGAAGAGGGGGGTCTACGGGGTTGGGGGAGAGGAGGGCTTCGATGTCGGTTCGCTTGATGCCGCTGCGCCCGGTCTGCCGGGGGCTGACGCGGACGCTGCGGTGGATGGTGATGCCGCAGTGGACGAGGACGGCGCGGAGCCGGGCGTCGTCGAGGTGCTGGGCGGCGGGCCGGTTTCGGAACGCGGTGTAGACGTCGGCGAGGAAGATGGCGGGCTGGTCGCCGATGAGGTGGGCGACGCCTTCGAGGACGCGCCGCTTCAGGTCTTCTTCGGTGGGCGGGATGGGGCGGCCGGCTCGCCAGGCGGTGACTGCGTAGGCCCCGGCGGCAACGGCGAGGAGGCGGGGCTCCTCGTTCGCGGACCGCCACACCATGAGGGCGGCTAATCCGAGCCCGGCCGCGCGGGCGGTGACGGTTCTGCCGCGGGCTGGGTGGTCGGCGGCGATGGCCCAGGCCTTGATGCGGGCCCATTGGGCGAGGTGGCCGTGGGCGAGGCGCCGGGGGTGGATGCGCTGGGCTGCCCACCGGGGCCGCCCGCTCCCGAATTCGGGGACGGGCGGCAGTTCGAGGGTGTCGGCCTCGGACTCGGCGGTGTCCATGGGTCAGGCGTTGCTGGCGAAGGTGGCGACCATCTGGGCGATGGAGGAGAAGAGCTGGCTGACCATGGTTCCGATCTGGGTGCCGGACATGGACAGGCCGAGGCCGATGCAGACGATGGCGGGCGGGATGTGGAGCTTCTTGTTCTTGTCGCCGTGCTTGAACATCCACCAGGCGACGCCGGACAGTCCGATGATCAGCAGGACGCTGATGGGGACGGAGCCGCCGGAGACGGCGGTGGGGGCTGCTGCGGTGGTGGTGTGCTGGGCGGCGGTGTCGATGGCGGCGAGCAGGCTGGTCTTCACGGTGTGGTCCTTCAGTACGAGAGGCCGACGATGGCGGCGGTGACGATGAGGGCGGCGAGGAGTGCCCGGGTGAGGAGGCGGTGCGCGCGGGACCCGGTGGGCAGCAGTGTCATGAGCACGAGGGCTGCGAGGGCAGCGAAGAGTCCGTAGTAGCCGAGCCCGTGGTAGGTGATCATGACCGGTTGCTCCCAGTGATCTCGCGGCGGAGTTCGGTGGCGTCGCGGCGGGAGAGCCCGTATTCGTCGCGGAGGCGTTCGATGGTCACTGGCCGTCCGGTGTCCCTGACCAGCTCCCGGTTGAGTGCGCGGGCTTGTTTCCGCAGTTCGGACGGGGTGATGGTGACCGGGACGGTGACCACCTGCCGGGTCTCGTCGGCGGGCACTGCGGCGGTCGTCTTGCGGACTGCGACGGTGGCACCGGGGGCCCCGGCGGTGGGCCAGGCGATCGGGCGGAAGCCCTCGACGGTGACCGGGCGGGTGACCACCTGCTCCGGCGCCGGGGTGAGGCGTTCGAGGGTTACCGTCGGCGGATCCGACGGAACCGGCGGGGCCTCGGGGGTGGTCACCTTGGTGGAGACGATCGGCAGCGGGCGCGCCCCTTCGGGTACCACCTCAGGCACCGGCCGGGTGACCGGCACTGCGGGCGGTGAGACTGTCAGGGTGACCGTCTCATCCGCCGGCCGCGCGGCGGCGAGCGCCTCATGCACCTGCCGCATGAGCGCGCCGAACGCGACGAGTGCAGCGGTGGGCGGGACGGCGGCGACGACGTACTCCATCGGCTGGGCGCCGTCCCCGACGCCGGCCACGTTCAGGGCGATCGAGCCGAGGGACCCGGTGGCGGCGAGGGCGATGGCCCAGCCGTCGACCCGGTTGCGGAGCGCGGCCCGGAGCATGAGGAGTTCCCCGGCGATGATGAACAGGTCGACGGTGGCGGGCCACACCCAGGCCCGTTCGCCGTCGAGTCCGTTGCTGCTGGCGACGTCGTGGAGGTGCTCGTAGGAGAGCCAGAACGCGGCGCCGGTGAGGAGGACGGTGACGACGGCCGCACCGGCGGCGAGCGCCTGCACGGGGCGGGGGCGTGTCATCGGCTCTCACCCGCCTTGTGCTGAAGGACGGCGAGCTGGCGGGCGTAGACGCGGAGGGTCGCGGCGTGCTCGACGAGGGCGTCGGCGGCGCGGTCCAGGTCGGCGGGGTTGAACTCGTGCCAGTCGCCGATGTGGAGGGTGGCCATGATCTGGTTGTTGGTGGGGCTGAAGGGCCGCCACAGGAACCCGACGGGCAGGGTCCGGACGGGGCCGTGGCAGGGGGTGTAGACGACGAGGGGGGTTTCGGCGCCGGAGTGCTCGATGTCTTCCCGGTAGGCCTCGCCGGTGTGGTCGGCGGTGCACCAGTCGGGCTCAACGACCTGGACGTCGCCGTGGTCGGCGGTGGGGATGGTGATGGTGCGGGTGCTCATCGGCCGGCCTCCTGGTCGAGGGCGGCGACGAGCTGCCGCAGGCGCATCTCCAGGCCGACGGCGGCGCGGATCATCTCGTCGGGGTCGTGGATGTTCGCGGTGGCCTTCTCGGCGAGGACCCGGCGGGCCTGGTCGAGGGCCACGTCGAGGGACGGGGTCCACGGGGCGCCGTCGGTGGCCTCGTCGTACAGGGGGGTGTGCGGGGCGCTGGTGTCGACGCTCATCCGGCGCTCACCCCGCGGGCGATGAGGCGGAGGAGGGCGGCGTACTCGGCCCTGGTCTGGCCGTGGCGCACACGGGGGGCGGCGGCGAGGAGGTCCTGTTCGGCGGCGAACGCGGCCTCGGTGGGGCCGTGGAGCTGCTCGGCGAAGACGAGGGCGCGGGCGAGGCGGATCTCTTCGCGCATCTCGGCGTCGGGGCGCTGCTTGTCGAGGGTGTCGGCGAACTGGCCGAGGAGGAGGATCGTGTCGTCGCTGAGGACGAGGGGCGTGGTCATCGGGCACCGCCGGTGGGGCGGATGTGTCCGGTGACGCCGGCCTCGGTGGCGCGGACGGTGGTGGTGCGGCCGCCGTGGCGGCTGATGGCGCCGACGGCGACGAGGCGCCGGGTGGGCGGGCTGCTGCTCTGGGCAGCGGGCATGGGAAGATGCCGGTGGTCCATGAGGAGCCTCAATCTCTCTCGTGGGCAAGTGCCGGAGCGCTGAACCGCTCCGGTGCGTTGGGGTCGGGCGACGCGCGCGCCCTCGGGTGTTCCACCACCCGGGGAGCTGTCGTCCGGCCCTGCTTCTATGCGGTTGTGTGGCCTTGCGGCCGGTACTTCTTGATCGCGTTGCTGGTCGCCGTGTAGCTCTTGCCGACTTCCTTCGCGACCTTGTAAACGGTGCCGAGCTCGGCGAGTCCTTCGACGAGTGCGGCGCCGCGCCGTTCGGCGGCTTCAAGCAGTTGGGCTTGGAGCTGTTCCACCAGCTCGTCTTCCCGTCTGAACTTGACCCGCCAGGGGTCGTTGTTCATGCCGCTGACACTATCGCATGGGGGTGTGATAGTCCAGTCTCTACGCCGCATCGCGGGCCTTCGTGTCCTCGTCGATCCACGCCTTCAACTGCGCCCACACGTAGGGCGGATACGCCGTGCCACACCACTCGCACCGCACCGCCTTCGCCCCGGGCTTCAGGTACAGCACCGCCCCGCACAGCACCCCCGACGGGTCCGTGGCCGGGCAGTGCCCGAGCCGCTGGCCGCGCGACACCGCCGGAGCGGGGGCGATGATCGACGTCAGGGACTTGGTGAGGTCGCGGATGTCCTTCGCGAAGTAGCCGGCGTTCGGCCACGACACGGCGATCCACGGCATGTTCGCGAGCAGCCCGTCGACGGCAGCCTGGAGGCGGGCGTCGACCCCGCCCGGGCGTGTGGCCACCGTGTGGCCACGGTCCCGGCGGATGTCGGCCAGCCACTGCTCAGCAACCCCGACGATGCCGCCGGGGCCCCGGAGGTCGAGGATGTCCTCGTTGACCGGCAGCGGGGCAGGCCCGCCCTTCCCGGACCGTCCGGTGCCGACCCCGCCGGCGGGTCGGAGGAACGGGGCCAGGCCCCGGTTGAGGGCGGGCAGCGACTGAACCCGCACCTCGGTCGCCTTCGTGCAGCCGACACACAGCATGCTGCCGGTCTCGTCGGGCTGGTCGCACAGCTGGCAGGTGTTCACGCTTCCCCCCACATCCGGCCCGCGTGGGCCTTCTCGAACCGCAGCGGTACGTCGACCGCCCGGCGACGGCCGAGCCGGTACGTGAGGAACTGGACGTAGAAGCTGTCCCCGGCGGCCAGGCGCAGCGCCCGGCGGGCGGCGGCCCGGTCCGCGCGGTCTGCGCCCCGGTCGGCAGACCAGGCACCGACGACCCCCGCCACCAGACCGACGACGACCCCCGCCTCCAGGCCCAACATCAGGGCGGTCACGGTGTTCATGCTGCGAGTCCTTCCGTGTCGGGCCACTGGCACCCGGTGAGCCCGGTGGCGTTCTTCTCCGGCACCTCGGCCAGCTGGTGGCCCAGGTGATGCAGGCCCATGGCGAGGAGGGTGTACGCGTCGGCCATGTCGTACCGGCCGACACCGTCGAGCTCTATGCCGTACCGGCGGGCGATCTCGTCGCGGACCAGGCCCTTGGGTGCGGAGCCCTTCCCCGCGGCGTAGAGGGCCCGGCAGGACGGCGGGACGATGGCGTAGGGGATGCTGCGGCGCCAGCAGGCGTGGCGGACCATGACGCGGAGCCCGGCCAGGTCCTCGTGCCGGTGGGCGACACCCCCGCCGAACGACGGGCCTTCGATGACGACCAGGTCGGCCTTCTTGATGAACGAGGTGACCTCGTCGACGAGGTGGTTCAGCCGGGGATGGCCCCGGAGGGTCTTGGGGCGGATGTAGTCCGCCCAGCCTTCACCCGCGACACCGGTGCAGGTGAGGGAGAGGTCGAGTCCTATGACGAGGGGCCGGCCGGTCACGGGCGTCTCCTTCAGGAGCTTTCGGGATCCCAAAAGCTGGGATGCTGGGTGGGTGGCCGCCCCCGAATCCCGCGGGGGCGGCCCGTTGCGTGGTCAGGCGGCGGCGGGATCGAAAGGTGCGGGCGGGCAAGTGAGCACCACGTGCACCGGGATTCCGTCGAGCTGGCCTGACGCGACCAGGTCGAGGCTGATGCCGTCCTCGTCGATGTCCGGGTGCATGGCCAGCTCCGTGCCGAGGAGGTCGGCAATGTCCCCCGCAAGCGCGGCCCTCATGTCGCTGCGCCCGATGTGCCAGGGGATGGCGACGAGCACCGCGTCCGGGGTGACGGTCATGGTGGGCAGGACGGCGTACAGGTCGCGCAGGGCCGCGAGGGCGGTGGTGAGCCGGGTCGCGCAGGTGAACGCTCGCCGGGCAGTCTTGGCGGTGCTCATCAGGCCTCCTTGGTGGCGACGATCGAGGGCGTGGTGAGGGGCGCGTCCCAGGTGCGGCGGGTTTCCACGCCGGACAGGCCGGGGGTGTGCTCGCGCAGTTCGCCGGGCGTCCACACCGTGTCGCCCCACACGAACGCGGGCTCGACGCAGGTGGTGACCAGGCCGTTGGGCAGCTGCGCCTCGACGGTGGTGGCCCAGCCGATGACGGGGCAGACGATCTCGTCGTTGCCCTCGTGCTCGCTGATGTTGAACGCGACGATCCAGTCAGGGGTGGCCGGGATCATGTTGATGACGTTGCCCTTGTCGATGTTCACGGGTTCTCCTCGGGTGAGTTATGCGGCGAGCGCCGCGGGGGTGTGGCCACGGAGCGTCTGGCTGGCCTCGTGGATGTCCATGAGGTCCGAGACCTCGCCGGCGGTGCTGCCCGCCGGGACCAGGACCCGCTTGTACCGGCACCAGGCGCGCTGCTTCGCGCTCGGAGCCCGGTCGCGGTGGCGGGCGGCCCGCTCGAAGAACGCGGGATTCACCAGCTGCCGGGCGCGGGACTCCTGCCAGGCCATGGCCTCGGCCAGCGGGTATTCGTTGTCGACCCCTGGGGCGAGCACGCCTTGCGCCGGGTCGTGGAACCGGAGCCGGTAGGTGCCCGGTTCGGTGCCGCGGATCAGGAACAGGTAGGTGCTGGCCTTCAGCGGGATGAACCAGAGGCCGTCGTCGGTCTGGAGCCAGCGGACCGGCGACTCGTGGAAGAGGTTGACGTCCTCCCACTCGACCTGACCGAGCGCGGCCCGCTTCTCCTCCTCCTCGTAGGCTTCGCCGAGGCTCTTCCCCTCCTCGGGGGTGGAGACTTGGCGTCCGGTGAGGTCGACGATCGAGGCCAGCTTGTGCCTGGTGGAAGCGCCCAGGACGTCGAGGACGAGGGCGTTCTGCTTGCCGTCGTGAAGACGGAGGCCGCGGCCGACCATCTGGCAGTACAGGCCTGGCGACTTGGTGGGGCGGGCGATGACGACGCAGGACGTCCATGGGGCGTCGAACCCCTCCGTGAGGACCATGCAGTTCGTAAGGACCTGCACGTCGCCGTTCTCGTACCACTTGAGCGCTGTCTGCCGGGCCTCCTTCGGCATGTCGCCCCAGATCGTCGCGGCCTTGATCCCGGCGTCGTTGAAGGCGTCGGCCATCGTCTGGGCGGTGGCGACGGTGGGCGCGAAGACGACACCGGGCCGGTCGGAGGCGAACTCCTTGTAGGCGTCGGCGACGACGTCGGCGGCTCCGGAGTCGTCGAGGGCCTGACCGAGCTGCCCGTCGGCGAGGTCGCCGTTGCGGGTTTTGACCTTGTCGAGGTTCAGTCCTTCGACGACGACGCGCTTGCCGCTGACGTCGACGAGGTAGCCGTCGCGGATCATGTCGAGGATGTCGAGGGTGAAGACCACCTCTTCCCACACTTCGGCGAGGCCGCCGTTCTGCCGGGTCATGGTGGCGGTGAAGCCGGCGACGGGTACGCCGCGCCAGGCTCCGAAGTGTTCGAGGGTCTCCATGTAGGTGCGGGCGGCTGCGTGGTGGCATTCGTCCACGATGATGAGCCCGATGTCCTGGATGGCCTTGCGGCGCCGTTCGACGGCCAGGGTCTGGATGCTGGCGACGATGATGTCGACGTCGTGGTGGTCGTTGAACTGGGCTTTGACGATGCCGACTCGGAGGTCGGGGCGGACGGCCCGGATCTTCTCGGCGGCCTGGTCGATGAGTTCCTTGCTGTGGGCGATGACCAGGGCGCGCCGGCCGTTGAGCTGGTTCAGCATGCCGCTGATGAGGTTGGCGAAGACCACGGTTTTCCCGGCACCGGTGGGGAGGACGACGGCGAGCCGGTTGTTGTCGCTGGCTGCCCATCCTGCGGTGAGGGCGTCGATGGCCTTGACCTGGTAGGGGCGTGGGGTGAATTCAGGCATGGGTCACCTCGGCTCGTGGCGGGGTGGGGTTCGCGGTCCGCGGCGGGTTACGCCGGTTACGCGCTACGTAACCGAGTGCGTAACCGGGTTCTGCGGCCCTGACCTGCTCTTTCTTCTCTACTTCTTGAAGAGTTACGTAAGTTACGTAGAAAGTAGGTAGGCGCATCTTGTCCGTGCGCCCGCCCGCGCTCGCGCGCACATGCGCACGCGCATGCATGCCCATGTTTCGCTGATCCGCGTAACCGCCCCCGGAGGGGCCCGGGAGGCGCCCTGAGCTGCGCGTATGACCCTCCGGGCCGGTTGCGTAAGCTACGCAACCGGGGTGCGTAACCGGCCTCATGCCGCCTCCGTCAGGTCTTCTCCGAGGGCGGTGGGGGTGAAGAGGAAGCACCGGGTTGCGTGGCCGTCGATCTTGACGCTGGGCCGGTAGGTGGTCCGGCCGCGGTCGACGGCCTCGACCAGGTAGCCGGCGGCGATCCACCCGCCGAGTACGGCGTCGAGCTGGTAGTCGGCGTCGTGCAGGATGCCGCGCAGCCGCTCGGGCAGGATCGCGATGTGTGTGCGCTTCTCCCGGTGCTTCACTGCGCCGAGCCACCCGCGGACCGGCTGCCGGTCGTCCGGCAAGCCGTGCGCGGGGTAGAGCTCGGCGGAGTGCGCGGCGATGTACTCGCGGACGACGTCCATGGCCAGCTCGGGCTGGTTATCCGTTGACCCGCCCGTCGTGAACATCTCGTTCCACGTTTCGACGGGCAGCGGGTCGTAGGGCAGCAGCCCGGTCTCGCACGCCATGGCCTCGGCCAGCGCCAGGACGGCCACCATGGGAGCCCGGCGGCCCGTCATGGCGCTGTCGCCCCGGAACTGCACCGCAAGGTCCTTGTGGCGGGCCCGGAGCCGGTCCCGGCCGCCGTCGCGGGCCAGGCCCTTGCGGACGAGTTCGACGAACCGGGGGCCAGCGTGCCCGTAGTTCGCGAAGACGGCGTCGTGGACCTGCCGGGCGGTGTCACCGTCCTCCCCGAACGGGGCCTCGGTGGTGCACAGGGCTCGTGCTGCGGCGCCCTGGTTGCGGGTGTAGGAGAGGATGCTGCGTTCACCGGAGGACAGCAGGATCGTCTGCCAGGGCAGCGCACCGGCGTAGCCTCCGGAGCGGTCTTTCCCCTTCTGCATCGGCAGCTGGTAGAGCAGGTAGTCGATGATGGTCTCGTCGGAGACGGCCATGGTCTCGTCGAGGAACGTCGGCAGGCCTCGCACGAGGTTGAGTCGCTTCTCGATGGCGAAGACGGTTCCCCGCCAGTTGGAGATTGCGGAGGCGTTCTCACTGGGGTCGGCCCAGACGCTGCACCCGCACTGCAACGCGGTGGTCTTGCCCTTGGTGGAGCGGGATGAGACGTCGACGGTGAACGAGTCGAGCCCGAGCGGCCCGAGCAGCGGGGAGGCCAGCGACGCGGCGATGACGATCCTGGGCACCCGGTGGGGCTTCAGGAGCCCGACCGCTTCGCGCCACTCGTCGAAGGTCCCGGAGGTCCGGAAGGCCTGGGCGGGCGACCGCTGTTCGTCGTAGCGGACTTCCAGCTTGATGCCGGTGTCCGGCGAGGAGACGAACGTGCCGTCGGGCTGCCAGCCGAGGTTCCGGGCGAGCATCTCGCGCGGCAGAGCGTGGATGTTCGCGGCCTCGAACTCGGCGAGCCACCGCTCCAGGAGGCGGGCGTCGCCCTCGATGGCGGGGAGCCCGGCGGATCCGAGGGTCTTGACCAGTTCGCGACCGCGCTTGGCGATGTCCCGGGCGACGACCTTCGACACGGTGCGGTCGCGGTCCGTCCAGGACAACTGGACGGACTGCTCGCCGTCGGGGTCCTCGTAGGCGCTGGTGACGACGATGGGTGCGTAGGTGAAGCGGGACCAGGGTGCTTCGTCCTTCCCGGTTGCCTGGTCGACGCCCTTGGCGGTGATGCGGTATCCGCGCGGGACGGTGCACCCGGCGAGCCCGAAGGCGGCGCTCAGGTCGAAGCCGACGCGCGGTCGCTCGGCCGGCTCCGGCTCACGGTCGGGCTGACGGGCGCTGGTGCCTTCGACGGGCGGGACGGGTGCCGGGTTCGGGACGGAGCGCAGCCGGGTCGGCTCGTCGGGGATGTCGACCAGGTCGTCGAGGGTGTATCCGGCGGCGAGGTGGTCGTAGATGTCGGCCTTGGGGCGGTCGACCGCGCCGCGGACGATGCGGATCTCCCGGACGCGCCCCTTGAGGGCGGCGGCCACCTTGCGGGCGTGCTTGATGCCGGGCTCGTCGTTGTCGGCGATGACGGTGACCTTGGCGGCCCCGTCGAACCAGGTGGCCATGCCGGGCCGCCAGTCCTGGGCGCCGCCTGCGGTGGTGGCTACCTTCCCGATCTTCTCCAGGGCCTGGACGCACTTCTCGCCCTCGTTCCAGAAGATCTCGGTGCCGTTCTTGACCGCGTCGACGAGCCGCGGTAGGCGCCAGGGAACGCGGACGACGTCCTTGAGCCCGTATTCCTTGCGGCCGTTGACCATGCGGTACTGCATGAAGTCTTTGCTCTTGCCGTCCTTGCCGGGTTCGCGGCGGTCGCGGCGGTATGCCTCGGAGCTGTCGGCCTGCTCGTAGATGTAGGTGGCGACGACCTGGGGGCGTTCGGGGCGTTCGAGCGGCTGGTCGAAGAGGTCGGCTTTGGTGAGGCCGAGCCCGGTGATGATGTCGTCCTTGCCTTCTTCGCCGCAGACGTGGCAGTGGATGACGGCACCGAGGTTGCCCTGCCGGACGGACATGGAGGGCGTGGAGTCGGTGTGCATGGGGTTGCCGCACTGTGCCTCGTAGCCGCCGCCGGCCGCCTTGTAGTTGAGCCCGCTGCTGGAGAGCGCGTTGAGGACTCGGTCGATGGCGGCGCCGGTGGTGCTGTTCACGAACGGTTCTCCCGGTTGCCGCAGCGGGTGGGGTGGGTGGTGCGGATCTCTGCGGTGAAGGCGGTGACGGCGGTGGTGCCGTGGACGGGACCTTCGGTGGTGCGGCAGAGGTAGCAGTCGTAGCGGGCGCGGATGTTCTCGACGTCGATGACGAGGAGGCCGTTGATGCCCGGGGCCGGGCGGCCCAGGGTGTCCTGGGCCGCCGCGGTGGTGGTCTCGGTCACGGGCGGGCCGCCTTTTCAGCGATGGCGGCCAGGCGCTCGATGGCGTCGAGGTGGCGGCGGAGCTCGGCGACTCGCGACCGGGTGCGGGCGGGGGTGTGGTCCTCTCCGAGCCATCCGACGAACACGGCGCCGTCGGCGGCCATGAGGTTGGCGGGGAGGACCCAGTCGCCGTCGCTGTCACACATGGCGGGGACGGTGTAGTCGGAGGCGTGGACCGTGTGCTCGCCGGTCTCGGCGCACCAGGGGTAGACCGCGCAGGCCTGGTTGTCGGTCATGCGCTGACCGCCTTGATCCAGGCGTCGCGGGCCTGCTCGGTGATGTCGGTGTACTCGACGCCGAAGGGGGCGGGGAGGTCGGCGACGTCGAGGTTGAAGGTCTTGGCGGTGAGGTACCGGACGAGGGTGTCGGTGATGCGGGGGTCGCGGCCGGGCGACGTGAGGATGGTGATCTTTCCGCCGTTGCCGATGTGGACGCCGCCGTAGAAGTTGGCGTCGGTGATCGACGATTCGATGACCCGGATGTCCAGGGCGGTGAGGACCTGGTCGAGGGGCAGGTTCATGATCTGCCCGACGGTGACGGTGGCCCGGGTGATGGCCGGTTCCGCCTGTCCGGGCGTCGCCTGTCGGCTGTCGGTGGCGTCTGCGATACTCATAGGGAATCGGCCCTTCTGTGTCTTCACGGGTTCGGGTTGGTCGGTTCGCTCGAAACCGCTGGAGTTACCGCTCCGGCGGTTTCGCTGTTTCCGGGCAGGAGCCCGAGGAATCGGTGGAGGTCGACGGTCCGCACGACTCGGCGTCGGCCGAGGCGGATGACCTCCAGGTCGCTGGGCAGCCGGTTCTCGGCGGCCAGCTGGTAGGTGGTGGACTCGGCGAGGCCGAGCGCTTTCCCGACGGTCGGCCACAGGGGCACGAGCGCGGGCAGGTCGAGGATCTCGGCGACCGAGAGGCCGCCCGTCACGCGGACTGCTCGGTCTGCTCTTCGGCGAGCGTGCGCTCGAAGCGCTCGATCTCGGCCTGGGAGTAGAGGATGCGACGCCCGACCTTGACGCCCTTCGGGCCGTAGCCGATGTGCCGCCAGTAGCGGACTGTGCTGGCGGCTGTGCGATACCTGGCGGCCACGTCAGCCGTGGTCAGGTACTCGCTTCCGCCGTTGGTGAGCAGCATGGACACCGCTCAACCCCCTCATGCTGTAAGCGGGCTGGACACCATGAGTATGTACCCGATGACGGCGTACTGGCAACACACAACGTCAGCATGTAGCGTGCCCTGCATGAAAGGTGTTGATTGCGTTGGGTACTGAGGGCTCAGTGCCGGTTCCGGCCCCCGAAGAGGCAGAAAAGCTGTTCCTCCGCCGAGTCCGGACGCGGCGGATCGAGATGGGGCTATCGCAAGGCGACTTGGCGCAGCGCGCCAATGCCCTAGGGGTGCCGCTGTATCAGCAGACGGTCGCAAAATTGGAGTCCGGCCATAGATCGCTGAAGTTTTCAGAGGCGGAAGCAATTGCCCGGGCGCTTGAAACATCGGTGGCCGAGCTTCTTTCATCCGAAGACATGAGAAAGAGGCAGCCATACCGAAATCCACCGCTCACGACCGAAGACCTGAAGTCTCGGATTCGTGCCTCTGAGCACGTGGTGGCGGCCCTGGTTTCGCAGACGCACGAGGCGTCTCAGGTCGAGGAAACCGCCAAGCGAAGGGCCGAGCAGGCGCAACAGCAGGCGGTTGCGGCAGCGATGGAACGTCGACGGCTGGAAGAGCGACTGGCCGTTGCGCGGAGCGAACTGACCATGACACAGATGCGGCTTCAGCAATTGGAAGCAGCGCAGGCTTCTATTGGCGGGGCCGTTCGACATCGCCGATATGATCTCAAGCTGAGCATCGAGGAGCTATCCCTCACCACCAGGATTAAACCTGAGATCATCAAGGCGATTGAAGCTGAGGATTTCAGCTGGAGACCTGTCGGCAGTCCAAAGTCTGACGTATACGCGCGGGGGGTGATCCGCGTCCTATCCGAATACCTAGGGCTCGATGGTGATGCCTTGGTCGATCTATATGATCGGGAGTACTCAAGCACCGCAGATGGGGTGTGACCCATGAAGGGTTCGACGTACCGCCGTTGCTACTGCCGCGACGATGACGGCAAGGCCCTCGGCAAGGCGTGCCCGCAGCTCTCCTCGCGCCGGCACGGGGTCTACGCGGTACGCCAGGAACTCCCCGCCCGCGGCGACGGCACCCGCCGGTCGTTCTCCCGCTCCGGGTACGACACCGCGAAGAAAGCACAGGAAGACCTCGACCGGGTCCGGGCCCTCCTCGACCTCCCCGACGGCGACGACGCCGACGGCCAGGTCCGCATCGGAGACCTCCTGGAGAACGTCAGCAAGGACAAGAAGGCGCCACTGCCCGACCTGGAGCAGACCCGGCGCCGCTTCCGTGCCGGACAGTCCCTCACCAGCCGCCTCACCGTCGGCGACTGGCTCGACGAGTGGCTGGAAGCGAAGCGCCGGAAGAAGACCACCCTCACCGGGTACGCCTCCCACATCCGCGTCCACCTACGCCCCCGCATCGGGCACCTCCAGCTGGACCGGCTGAACGTCGGGCACCTGGTGGAGATGTTCGACGCCATCAACGACAACAACGAGGTCATCGAGGCGGAGAACGAGGAGCGGCGCGAGCAGGAACGCCGGGCGACGTGGGGCAAGCGGTCCCGGCCGCCGGAGTCGGAGACCGCACGCCTGGCCGCCGAGCGGGCCAAGCTCGCCGCGATGCCCCCGTACCGACGGGTGACCGGCGCGGCGACCCAGCAGAGGATCCGGGCGACCCTCCGCTCGGCGCTGAACTCGGCGATCTCGAACCAGATGCTGACGTTCAACCCGGCCTCGCACGTCGAGCTGGCGTCGGGCAAGCGGCCGAAGGCGCTGCTGTGGACGGCCGAGCACGTCGAGCGGTGGCGGGCGACGGGTGAGAAGCCGTCAGGGGTGATGGTGTGGACGCCGGAGCAGGTGGGCCAGTTCCTCGACCACGCCGAGCAGGACCGGCTGTACGCCCTGTTCTGCCTGATCGCGTTCCGGGGGCTGCGCCGCGGCGAGGCGGTCGGGCAGGCCTGGCCGGACATCGACTTGGTGAACGGCACCCTCCGCGTCTCGAAGACGATCATCCAGGACGGGTGGACGCCGGTGGAGAGCGACCCGAAGACGGAGGACAGCCAGGCCGTCATCGCGCTCGGGCCGGCGATGGTGGAGACGCTGCGGGAGCACCGGGAGCGCCAGGCCCTGGAGCGGGCGGTGTGTGAGGAGAAGCGGCTGCCGTGGACGGACACCGGGAAGGTGTTCGTTCAGGAGGACGGGACGTGGCTGCACCCGGAGAAGGTGTCGGACGTCTTCCGCCGGCTGACCCGGGAGGCGGACCTGCCGCCGATCAACCTGCGGGACCTGCGGCACGTGGCGGCGACGCTGATTCACGCGGGCGGCGGGGACTTGCACGCCATCAAGGAGACGCTGCGGCACGGGACGATCCAGCTGGCCGGTGACACGTACACGAGCCTGCTGCCGCAGGTCGACCAGGAGGTCGCGCGGAAGGCCGAGTCGGTGGTTCCCCGGGCCCGCCGTTCGGGGGTTCCTGACACGGCCGCTCACGCACCGCTCACGCAGGAGCCCTGA